CTCAACAAACCTAAGACAAATAATTATGTATCGAGAAGAGACGGAACAAACGATGCTCTCCACGTTGTTGTTATTGACGCTGGCGGTGGAGTCACTGGAGATGTCGGATCAGTTTTGGAGAAGTTTCCAAACCTATCCAAAGCAAAAGATGGAGTAGCATCTGGTAACGAGTCAATCTATTATAAAGATTACCTAGCAAATAACTCAGAGTATATTTTCTCTGGAGCACACGTTACTCAAGCAGACGACTCACATCACGGTACACTTGTATTACCAGGTGGTATAACTGGATTTACATCTATCACAGCTGCTGAAGGTGCATGGGGTCAAGAAGCTAAGAACATCAAGTTCAGTTCCATCGGTAACCAAGGTTACTCACTAACAGGTGGACTTGACTACACTGGAGTCGGTGTATACAACGCACCATTAGGAGACATTCTCACATCATACGATAAGTTCGCTGATCCTATTGATAGTGATATAAGGTTCCTTCTACAAGGTGGATGCTCTGGATCAAAAGAAGAAGAGCAAGCAAAAGTAAATAAACTTATACAATTAGCAGAAGGCAGAAAAGATTGTGTTGCAGTAGCATCTCCTAACAGAGGTTCTGTGGTAAACGTCACAGATTCGGCAACTCAGTTATCTAACGTTCTGTCATTCTTCGGACCTCTTACATCATCATCCTACGTGGTATTCGACGCAGGGTATCAATATGTGTATGATAGGTTCAATAAAAAATTCATCTACATGCCATGTTCCTCAGACGTAGCAGGTTGTATGGTAAGAACAGATAGGGACTTCTTCCCTTGGTTCTCACCTGCAGGTACTACAAGAGGTGGATTGAACTTTGCAATCAAACTTGCATTCAATCCTGGCACAGATGCGAGAGATCAGTTGTATTCTAATAGAATCAACCCAATCACATCTAAACCTGGCGATGGTATCATATTATTCGGTGACAAGACTGGTCTTGCATTTGAGTCTGCATTTGACAGAATCAACGTAAGAAGGTTGTTCATCACTATTGAACAAGCAATTGAGAACGCTGCCAAGTCAGTTCTATTTGAACTCAACGACGCAGGTACAAGATCTAATTTCATCAACATCGTTGAACCATTCCTAAGGGATGTTCAAGCGAAGAGAGGTATTCAAGACTTCTTACTCATATGTGATGAAACAAATAACACACCAGATGTTATTGATCGAAATGAATTTCTTGCTGACATCTTTGTCAAACCTGCAAGATCAATCAACTTCATTGGTCTAACTTTTGTTGCTACACGAACTGGAGTTTCCTTCAGTGAAGTTGTAGGAACTGTGTAATAGGAGACCCACACAATTATGGCATTAGACAGAAACATTTTTTCGGTTCCCAACAACGAAAGATCAATTGATTCATTCAAGGCAAGACTTGTACAGGGTGGTGCTCGTCCTAATCTCTTTGAGGTTGAGATGGACTTCCCTTCAGGAGTCGGCATTTTTGATGATGAGATTGACAACACAACTCATCGCATGATGATCAAGGGAGCACAGTTACCTGCATCAAACATCCAAGAGGTTATCGTACCATTCAGAGGTAGACAACTCAAGGTAGCAGGTGACAGAAGGTTCGACCCATGGACAATCACAGTCATCAATGATGGTGATTTCAAACTCAGAGAAGCATTTGAGAGATGGGCAAACTTCATCATCAAGGTATCTGATGGATCTGGTACAATCAATCCAACTGATTACTTTGCTGATTGGAGAGTAAACCAGTTAGGTCGTGCAGAGAATGTACTTGATGTACCTGGTGACCAAAGTGGATCTACACTACCAATCCTTAGAAGATACAAGATGCATGGTTGCTGGCCTAGTCTTGTAAGTCCGATTGAATTGTCCTACGACACAGCAGATACTATAGAAGAGTTCCAAGTTACCCTCCAAGTCCAGTGGTGGGAAGCATACGATGGCAGAAATGCTGGTTCTGTAGTATAATAGATACAATACAAGTAGGAATATCATGGCAAAACTGTTTGGATTCTCTATTGAGGATCCTAATGAGAAGAATAAGAAAGGTGTAATCAGTCCAGTTCCTCCAAATAACGAGGACGGGGCTGATTATTTTCTAACGTCTGGTTTTTATGGTCAGTACGTTGACATCGAAGGTGTATTCAGAACAGAATTTGACGTAATAAAAAGGTATCGTGATATGGCATTGCACCCAGAGTGTGATACTGCCATTGAACATGTAGTAAATGAAGCGATAGTATCTGATAGTAATGATAGTCCTGTCGAAATAAACTTAGATAATCTAAATGTAAGCGATAATCTTAAAAAAGTAGTAAGAGAAGAGTTCAAAGGGGTAAAAGACCTTCTACAATTTGACAAGAAGGCACACGAGATTTTTAGAAATTGGTATACAGACGGTAGATTATACTATCACAAGGTTATTGACACAACAAAACCTGATGAAGGTATCAAAGAGGTAAGATATATTGACTCTTTGAAGTTGAAATTGATGAGAGTGCAACCAAAAAATGAAAGAGGTGCTAAAGGAGCAGAGGGAATACCTGTTTTACCATACTCAGGTGAGCAAACTATAAAGAAAGACACCAAAATACAAGAATTTTACACATATTACCCTCAAGGTATGGCACAGAGGTATGGTTCTGTGGCAGGTAAAGGCATCAAGATTGCAAAAGATGCGATTACATACGTGCATTCTGGTCTTGTAGATAGAAATAAGAAGATTACACTGTCATATCTACACAAAGCAATCAAGGGTTTGAATCAACTGCGTATGATTGAGGACTCTTTGGTGATCTACAGACTATCAAGAGCACCAGAACGTAGAATATTCTACATTGACGTTGGTAATCTACCTAAAGTAAAGGCAGAACAATACTTACGTGACGTGATGAGTCGTTACAGAAACAAACTCGTCTACGATGCAAACACAGGAGAGATAAAAGATGACAAAAAATTCATGTCGATGCTCGAAGACTTCTGGTTACCCAGAAGAGAGGGCGGTAGAGGAACTGAGATCTCTACGTTACCAGGTGGACAAAATCTTGGAGAACTTACGGACATCGAGTACTTCCAAAAGAAACTATATCGTGCCTTGAACGTACCTGAGTCACGTATTGGTGCTAATGATGGATTCAATCTAGGTAGATCATCAGAAATTTTACGTGATGAACTTATGTTCAGTAAGTTTGTAGGTAGATTGAGAAAAAGATTTAGTGGTTTGTTCTATGATTTGCTTAGAACTCAGTTGATACTCAAGAATATTGTGACTCCTGACGACTTTGATAAGATGGCAGAGCATATTCAGTTTGACTACAAGTATGACAACCATTTTGCAGAACTCAAAGACCATGAACTGATGACTGAGCGTCTCAATATCATGGTTGCTATCGAACCATACATCGGTACATACTATTCAAGAGATTATGTCAAGCGTAAGGTCTTACGTCAGACAGATGAAGAGATAGAAGAGATGGCACAGGAGATGGAAGAAGAGAATGAAGCAGGTATTGGTGTACCTCTTGAAACTCAGAATCAAATGATGCAGGGTGCGATAGATGCAGAATCAGAAAGGCAAGGTCAACTCGGTAAAAATGGCACAGATGCAAACCTTGATGGTGCCAAGAATGGGGGACGAACAGAGGCACCAGAAATAGACATCAAGAAAGCCAAGATATAAATATAACTAGCGTTTTATAAAATTTAGAATGGATTCTGCTGAATTTATTGATATGGTCGCACAAGATGCTCCTTCTGCGGAGATATCTGATGCTTTGAAACAAATGATGTTTGCGAAATCTGCTGAGTTTGTGGATGCTGCTGCACCTGAGGTTGCTAAAACATTGTTTGGTGAACCTGAGGAAGGAGATCCCTTACCAGAGGTAGGTGATGGTATTGAACCAGAAGCAAACGCTGAAACTGAACAAGAACCTGAACAGGAAACAGAAGTAAATGACGTGCCAACCACTTAAATTAGTATCAGATATTGGAGAACT